GTCCTTTTTACCGGGCGCACCAAAACGCCTAACATTTACGTCAACCGGACCTTGCGCCAGCGGCGTTTCGTGGTTCATTTGTCGTCCTCTCTCGGCGCAAGGCCGGTTACGCCAGCGTTAGTGGCGAACTTCTGGGCTGCAAGCCACTGCGCCCATTTGCGCGCGGCGCGCAGCGTGTCGAAGCAACGAGAAAACGTCTCGATGCCGTCTGTGTTTCTGAAAGTGACTGCAAGCATCTCGGCCTCCGGTGGTTGTTGGTTGGTATGTCTGTATTGTATCACTCAACAGTAAGGAGTCAAGCACTATTTCAGTTTTTTTGCGCTATTTTGCCGGAATATTGCTATTGATTCCGGCAAGAGATTCGGCGCGGGTATCTATAGGAATCAATGGGCTATCAAAGAAAAACCCGCAGTTACGCGGGCTTGTGTTGGTGCCGAGAGGGGGAATCGGCGATGGCGCTATTGCTGGCTTTGCGGTTAGTTTGCCGGAATTTTGCCGGAGTCGTCGCGGCCAAGGAGTTCAGCAAGCCGCCTTTCTGCTTCTCGACGCAATTGGTCAGGCGTCTTTCCCCCTGGCCGCACTACTGTCACGACGATTGGGCCGATGCAAGATCCAAACGTGACCTTGTTGGCAAGCGTCTTGAGCGTGTTGATTGACACTCCAAGATATTCGCTTGCTTCTGTGATTTTATAGATTTTCATGCTTTATACCTAAACAGTTTTTCTATTCTCGGATACTGGGAGTTTTTATCAAGAATGGTTTTATGCTGTATTTCTTTCACGCAAACAAAATCATTTGGAGCTGAGTATTCGCTTATAAATACTGTATGCCCCTTTTTTGTTTGTGTTCTGCACCAATCCCAAAATACATCTTGATTAAATCCGTCTTTGTATTCACAGGTATTAGCGTATGGTGGGTCACAATAAATCAAACTGTTTGGGGGGATTTCCATGTCTAAATAATCTCCACACTTAAAAAACACCCCACTAAAGTTTTTTGCCTGTTTTGTTAATACCCGACTTCCTCTATCAGCATAATTATCCCCCTTTTTGTTGAAGGCATACCCGCCCCACCATTTCCCACCAAACGAGCAAAGGAAGCCAACAAATCCAACCAATTCTTTTGGATAATCTTGTGGGTTTGATTTAATTGCATAATACAATTCTTTGCTAATATTGGTTGGTGGCACATACCCATCTTTCAGAGCAACTAAAAGCGATATAAGAAACTCATGGCTATCGTTACCCATTCTATTACCCTCAACCTTATCAATCATATTTGCTCCACCGACAAAAGGCTCAACCCACCATTGTTCAGGCTTCCTTTCAGCAAGCATGATTGGCAAAAGATGTTTGGCTATTCTGTTTTTACTTCCCATATATTGCATTATCTTTAATCTCCTTAATTATTTTCTCGTTTGCATCCACAATCTTCTGTATATCCTCAATAGATATTTCTTTTTCCAAAGGCTCGAAGAAATAAACCTTGATATTGCTGGCTTTCAGCGGGGTTTGCCGGAATTTTGCCGGAATCATCGCACTGTGCGCAAACCGGAAGCGAAATTACACGCATCTCAATCATCGGCTGACGCCTGCTCATCTCCTGCGGAGTTTTCCACTTCCCGCACTTGGCGCACTGGCGCTGCTTGATGCCCGCCTTGCGCTGTACCTCTGCCCATTCGTGCCACTCAAGATAGCCCGTTGGCGGCAGGTCGCCGGGCTTGTATGTGGCCTGCTCCAGGATGCACACTACGTCCATGATCTCTTGTCTACTACCAAAACTTACTGAACCGATTTAGCGCCATCGCCTGCCGCAAATACGCCGGCGATGCGTTGGCAACGAACAACCGCCAGCGAATTGAGCGGCTGTCTATGTGCCGGTTTGACCAGCGCCAGTTGCTGTAGCTGATCGCCAAGTAGCGCCGGAACTGCATCTCGGAGCGTTTCTCGCGCCACTGATGATTGGTCTGTCTGCGGTTGAGGTGGCTGTCGTCAAGTCTGATGGGCCGGATGATCATTCCTCAATCTCCTCAATAGTCACCCGCACAACGCGGCAGCCTCGCGCTTTTGCTGCTTCGATTTCCTGTTCGTCTGGACATCCCAGACCAACGCGCCACACGTCTGCGGCGCATCTGAATCCGCTTTCCGCAATCATGTTGCCATGCTCATCAACAAACGCCCACGCTTGCCACTTCATGCCGTTTCCTTCCTCGGCCTCTCGTGCTCAAACAGCATAAATTCCCAATATCCGCCATCGCTATCGTCACAGTGCATCTGCCAGCATTCGGCGTGCATTTTGACTGATGACACCGACCCATCATCAAAACAGCGCCAGCGCTTGTATTGTTCCCCCTGCGCTATTTCCTCGCCGCAGCTATGGCACTTGTGCGGCTTTATGGCAATTGGAGATTCTACCGGCGAGCAGTACATTATGCAGTCCCCTTCCTCGGTCGCCCTACCCTACCCTCCGCTCCTTCCCGATGTCCAAGCGCCCACTTGCGCACCTCGGCAGGCAAGAACAGCGGATGGCCAAGCCCTCGGCCAGCGGTCGGCGGTCGGATCGGACGCGGGAAATCGGGCAGAGCAGCCCACCGCGTCACTGTGCTTTTGCTGGCGCGCAGGTGGTATGCGATGTCGTCCATGTCCCAAAAGTCGGACGACCGGGCCTGCGCAGTGACTAGCGCGGCGATGGAGGCGGCGAGTCTGTCAATGTCGGCGAAGGTGGTCATGCGCGCTTGTTCCATTCGTCGATTGCCCTGGCGTCGTTGTTCCTGCGGGCCATATTGACGCGCACGGCCGGGCCGGCAGAGCCGCATTCGATGCACTCGATGCGCAATCTGCGTCCAAAGTCAATTCGCGTCAGGCTTGATTCAATCTCTGGGACGCTCCCGCAAAACGGGCAGGGCTTGAGTGCTTGGTCGGTCATGGCTTTTCTCCTGTCGCTTTTTGAACGGTATCGAGCGCGAGCATGATGATGCTCGCCACATCCTCGTCAACCGCAAACAAACTCACATGCGACAAGCGCCGGCACACTTCCAGCAAATCAGGCGCGGCCGCTATCAGGCGAGCATTGGCGCAAATCTCAGAATCCCCACGGCCCAAGTGCTCCTGATTGATTGTTGCAGGATCGCATGAGCAGATGTCTGCTACGTCGTCGTCAGGATGCTCAACCCATGCACCAACCGCAATCCATTGCCCACGTGTATGTTCGCTCATTTCGCTAACCTCGCGCGGATAAGGTATGCTGCCTCTTCGCGAGATAAAGACTTTTCACATATTCGAGCGCACGCCTCGCTATCTGCAATCCTAGCCTGCTCAATCAGCGCATCCACTCCGTTGATTGTGTCAATCCAAGCCACCACTTGCGCCTCTGCGTCGTCGCAAGATTTCTCGACACCGTGTTCTGCGGTGTATTGACCTCCATCGCGGTGGATGCGGGCGAGCAGGTCGTAGATGTGATGCCGATCGCGTTTGAGGCGCTCAATCTCGGCGTGCTGGCTGCGCAGCATGGCTGCGGCGTCGTCCAAGTTTTTCAGCGTAGGCATCTCAACCTCTAGTGCGTCGGCTATATCCATCGCAGTGCGTTTGCTCATTTCCTGCTCCTTTCGCCTTCCGGCCGGATTTCGAGCAGCGCCATCACCACATCAAGAGACTTCCTCGCGTCGTCATGGTCTAGCCTTTCGAGAAATTCGGCCATGACGGCCAGTCCGTGTAAATCATCCTCGCCAACAAGACCGACAATCACGGCGCGCAGTCTGGCGACTTGGCTGCGCAGCCGTTCGATTTCCTGATCGGCGGCTATGGCTTCGTCGCGCTCTGCGGTCAGGCGCTCAATCTCGGCACGCATCTCGTCCACGTTGCGAAAGTCGGACATCAGCATGTTGTTTCCGACGTATTTTCGCAGCACGAGACATTCTTCCCACAACGCTTCGTGGTCATCGGTCAGCATTTCCCGCAGACGTTCAATCTCGGCGTGCTGCTGGCGCAAAGCTTCGGCCGCTTCCAGTTTTGCGAAAGACGAGCAGGACGCTGCGTCAAGATCAAGCGCAATCTCCAGTGCTGTGTGTGCGTTCATGCCTTAACCCCCACCATCCAAGTCGGAGGAGACGGCATCTCGACGCCAACCGGGCGCCACAAATGCAGGCAGTTGGTGTGATTGTTGATGTGCTCGCTTTCCGGAGGGTGAAACTGCACCACGCGGTCCTCGCTGTGCCAGAACAGGCGCTTGACCATGCTCATCTCTTCCCAGGTCGGGCAGCGATCGGATCGCGACACGCTGACATGCTCCCATCCGGCCCCGTCCGATGCGATGCAGAACAGGCGTTGGCTGTGCGGCAGGCGGATGTCAAACGCACCGGCGTTGCCGATTGCTGCCGTACTGGCAAGCGGGCCGGTCCGGATGCGGAATTTTTCGGGGACTCGGAAACTCATGGCTGCGCCTCCTTCCATTTCAGCAGACCCTTTATCACGACCTTGGTCACTCTGCCATCTTTCTCAAGATCATCTAGCTTGCGGTGCGTTGTCTTCCTGTCGCGCTCGATAATCTTGGCAATCTGACACGTTCCTGCCATGGGGCTTTCTCGAACAGCCGTCAAGATTTGCTGGCGAATGGTTTCGTGGTAGGACTCGCGACGCTCATCCATCATTTTCTCGCGATCGGCAATTATCTTCTCGATTGCCTTCTTGGCCCGGGCCTTTTCTTCATCCATTGCCTGGGCAGCAATGGATATCTGCCGAACCTGATAAAACAGGCTCAATGGTGAACGGCCCCGTTTCCTTTCTGTGTTTTCTGTCTCAAGCATTGCTATCTCATCCGATGTACTGTGATCGTTCCACAGGCATGCGTCGTTACCGCTTTAACTCCGTGTCCAGTTGGTATGCACACGCCCTCCAATGGCTCGTCTCCAGGAAGGTATTCGCGCTTCTTGCTGTGGCTCTTCCCGAGGCGCGAGATGCTTTGCGCTCTAGTTATTGCCTCGGGCGTCTTTTTCACTTTGTAAAATTTTGCGCGCTGACGGATACTCGAGATTGGCATGTTGAAAATCTTGCACAGATCTTCTGTCTCGGTAACCGGGTAGAGTTCACAAAAGCGCTTCTTTTCTTCTTCGGTCCAGAAGGTTTTCATGCGGCCTCCATGACCCGTCCGGCAGTGCCGTTTTCGATCCACACCGCGTCGGCCCAATCAGGAAGCGCGGCAGGCAACGCTTTGAGCGTGGCAAACAGCAGCGCCGTTTCGATTTCTCCGTCTTCCGCCAGTCCGTCGAGCCAGTACAGCAAATCCTCTCGCCCCACGAAGTCGAGCACGTCGACGCGGTCCAGCACAAGCAGCTTGACGCCAGACAAGTGGCTGATGGCCTCGGCGATCATTGCGTCGACACGCCATTTCTCGGACTCCGAGAGCAGGGCATATAGCCGTCCGCCAGCAGTAATTGTCATGTCGCCATCGACCAATGGCTGTGTCCACTCCGTCATGAGCGCCGAAGACGCGAGACGTTGATTGATCGGCCCGAGCGCCTCTCCCAGAATTTCCCCTGGGATCCCGTTCGGCGCCAGTGCGGCGGCAATTTCTTCCCACTGCGCCACGTCCCGGTGATGGCCGCGGGCCAGATCGGTCTTTTCGTCTGCGATCGCCGCGGCGCGCTCGTCCGCCTCCAGCGACTTGACGACACCGGCGAGGCGAGTCTGTTCCTTGCGCGCCTCGGCAAGCTTCACTTTCTTGGCCTCGATTTCTTCCGGCGCCGGCGCGGGGTCGCTCCTGGCGTCGTCAATCTCCGCCAGCGTGCGGGCGGCCAGGTCGGCGGCCGCGAGGTCGCGCTTGTCGTTCTCGACTGATCGCGCCAACAGGTCGCGGGCGCGCTGGCACTCGGCAAGCCTTCCAGGGTCTGACGGATCGGTAACGATCGGCGGCGGGGTGAATTCGACAAGCGCGCCGTTGGTGTGATCGTGGCGAAGTTTGGCGGCGCACTTGGGGCATGAGTAGGCTGGCTCGACGGGCATACGCTTTCCAACGCCCTTGTTTTCCTCTTGCGCTACCTTGGTTTGCCACTCCGCAAGCTCTGCTTGATCCTTGGTCAGCTTGGCCTCGATGGCGGCGTAGCGCTTGGCGGTATCGCGAAGCTCGGCAATCTTGGCGCTCTGCTTCGCCTGTCTCTCGGAGGCGGATTGCATCACTGCGATGTCGGCAGCGGCGCCCTCGATCATTGCCGTAACCGCTGATAGTTCGCTGCGCGCGGCGCTCAGTTTGCCGGAGTCGTGTGCCGGCCTGGGCGCCGTCCATGTGGCAGCCTTGACGCTGCCGTACGTCTCTCCGGTGGTCGCGCGCCATGCCGCTTTGGCGTCGCGCGACTTGGCTTGCGCCTCCTTGTGGGCCGAGTCGAAGCCTGCGCGCAAGAAAGGTCGTATATGGTCTGTCTTGAGCGGGTCGCAACCTTTGTCCAGCAATCTGGCGCCGACAGTCTCACTGTCTGCTCGCATTCCCATCAGACCGAACAGGAACTGCCGGCGTTCGTCTGGTGGCAGGCCGCTGAAACGCTGTGCGTCCAGGACGAAAGGCAGGATGGCCGGCTGGCGGTTTCCTGTGTGTTCGTGGGCGCCGTTCGGCAATGTGATGGCGGATTGTCCGCCGTCGTGCTCGACGACGCAGAAGCCGACCTCTGCACCGTCGGTGACAAGATTCCGGTAGTCCTTCTTCAATCTGACGCGCACCGATTCTCCGGTGAGCGCCATGCGCACAGCCTCCTGCAGAGATGACTTCCCGGAGAAGTTCTTGCCGGCGAACAGGCAGATCGGCTTGGTGATCTTCACGTCGACGTTGCGGGCGCCGAGGAAGTTGGCGGTTTTGATGGCGGTGATTTTCATCGGTTACTCCAACCCAATCCCGCCGCGCTCACGGCGCTGACGTGCTGCGGGCTGAGCGGTGCGCTGCGACTCGGCAATCTCTGCGGCGTGGATGGCGGCTTCTTCTTCGGGGTCGGGGCGCCACTCAGGCTCTGCACTCTCCGGCTGGCGGACCTGCTGCGGGATGGTCATGCCAGGCTGTTGGTGCTCGATCTGCGCGGGGGGCTGGGTGATTTCTCCGGTGTCCTGATCGACCGTCTCGTCGTTCCGAGACATATCGAAAGCCACTTCCTCAAGAGGCGCTGCGGATGCCACCACATTCCCATCGATCGCGGTGGCGAAGGCCAGGCTTTCAATGCTGATCGGCAGATACTTGAACAAGCGCCTAAGAGCGGTCTTCCGGCCCATCTCGACGTAGTTATCTGCCCACGGCCCGGTGATGATCGGCCGGCCATTGCTGCCCTTCTTCGCCCGGTTCTTTTCAGCCGCCTTGTCGCGGATGTGATTCACCTCGTCGGTGCTCATGAACTCGAAGCTGTACCCTCCACCAACCAGCTTGGCAACGGAGTAAAAGCCGATGACGGCGCCGCGATCGGTCATTGCCGGCCGGTGCACAAGTTCTTCGTCAAGGCCGTAGGCAAAGCGGAATTCGTCGTTCTGGCAGACCTCATGCGCGGCGATGCTGACTATCTGCCCGCTGCGACGAGCAAGATCCAACATCCCCTTGTACCCAATGATGACGGTCACTTGCGTTTCGACCGTCACCCACTGGTCGCCCCGCTTCTCGCGCTTCTCGAACGGCAGCAGGTAGGCGTGTCCGAGCGGCGTGTTCGGCTCAAGGCCAAGCTGCGCGCAGGTAACGACGGACCCGAGAAGAGAGCTAAGGCTGGCGCCGGCGAGCTTCGGCGTGGTGCGCAGTGCGCCGAGGGCGAGCTTCAGCATGCGCTCGGCGTCGAAGTGCTTCGGCAGCAGCGCCATTAGCGTGCCTTTGTTGGCCTCGAAGAATTTCTTCACCGTGGCGGAGCCTGCTTGTTGGGCGGTTTGCTTGGCTGCGACAGCCAGTTCCGGGCCTGTCATTGTTGTTGCGATTGCTCGCAGTTGTTGGGTGGTCATGTCGATCCTTACTTGATGAGCAGCGGGCGGGCGCCAGCCACGGTCTTGGTGAACTGCTTGATGTGCTCTTTCGCAGGGCCTAGGTCCAGGTATGCGGCCTGCCAGTCGGCCTTTGTGGAGTCCTTGTTGCTTTTCCACGTGGCCAGCCTCTGCCCCTGATAAACCAGCGTCGAGGCGTGGCCCATGGCGCACTTGAGGCGCGTGGATAGCGTCTCGATTCGCGCGTCACATTGCTTTGCGATGTCCTTTCCCTGCCTTATCTCTTCGCACAGCCGGACCAGTTCTTCGTCCGCCTCCATGACAATCCCGCCATCCCTGGCGTAGAGCCATTTCACGTCATCGGCCGTTGTCGGCTCCGGCGCGTCGCGCTCCTGAACCCGGCGCCAGAATTCAACCTCCTTGGCCCGTATGGCGGCGATGGTTTCCTCGTCTCGCTCGATCTGGTGCAGGCGCAGGTCGTCGACGCCAATCAAAGCCGCTACGATGGCCCGCTTGCGCGGCTTGACCATCAGGCCGTGCATGACCTGGGCGGCGTAGTAGAGCGGGATCTCGTCTGTGTCCTGCTCTCCCCAGGCCTTGGCGGCGAACGGGCTGACGGTCTTGATTTCCGCGTTGTGCTCCTCGCCGTCGATGAGCAGTTCCAAGTCAAGCTCGCAGGCAAGGAACGGGAATTCGGGGTCCTGGTATCGCGCGTTGCGGTCGATGATCTGCACGTCGTGCCCGCGGTCCAGCAGTTCGTCGACGAGCATCTCGACAACAACCGGCTCCCAGCGGTGGCCGCGATCGAATAGGCGCTGCTTTTCCCTGGTGATTTCCTCGCAGAAGGCGCCGATCTTCTCTTGATAGAGTTGGAATGGGCTTTTCCATGGCGATACGCCAAGGATGGCGGCAACGTCGCTGCCGCCAATGAATGCTGTGCGGTCGTGTTGGGTGCTGATCATTGATCCTCTCCGATAAATTCCCTGATGGACTTGCACGCCTCGGCTAGCGCATAACGGGCCTTTCCGAGGTCGCCTTTTTTTGCGGCCACTTCGCCGATGGCCAAGAATCCGCGAACGTCGTTGATGACATCGAGCGTGAAATCTTCGTCGCTCCCGATCGGCGTGCGCGGGTCGTGCGGGTGATTCATGCACGGCCGAGCGTAGTCCGCATCGAATTTGGTGGCTGTGGCGATCATGGCTTGGCCTCTGCTGTCTGATGCGGCCGGAAAGACATATCCGTGGCGATGGCGGCCTCGTAGTCGATGCGGCCGACGATCCCGAAGCAGGCCAACAGGAACAGGAAAAACAACAGGGTTTTCACAGGTCGTCCTCCATTGCCAAGGTCATTTGACGGTCGAAATCCTCGATGACGCTGCGCGCGTCGAAGATCAGATGAGCCGGCAAGTAGCTGTCGGCGCTGTATGGGGTTCCGGGGCCAGCGACCTCGGCAACGATCTTGCGCAGCATCTCAACCGCTGCCTGCTCAAGAGCGGTCATCGTCGCCACCAGTCCAGGCGTCGTCCGCCTGCTTGAGGTTTTCGCCCATCGCGCCGATGCACTGGCCGATGAGCAGCGGAACGACGACTGCGAGAGCCGCCACCAAAATGCAATCAACAAGTCCCATATCAATCCCTCCTGCTGGTTGTAAGGCGCCGTCTCTCCGGCTGTCGCGGTTCTTTCGTCTGTTCCCGCTACGCCAGCCGTGCGGCGCTGGTCCCGAGTGCTGCTCGCAGATTCCCGCCTGCGTCGCGCCTTTCAATTGCCACCACGTCATGCCCCGGTGGACGGGCTGAGCAGCTACTGACAGGCGCCCTGAGCGGGAGAGAGCGAATGGGGCCTACTGCTTTTCCCTGCCCAGCGCCAGAGGGCCGTACGCGACAGGGTCTTCAAGGCGCCTGCCAGTAGTTACTCGAAAGCCGCCTCGCCTTCTCTTATGCACGGCACAACGCTCTTCTGTTGGCGGTACAGCTCGTGAAAGGTGCGCGTGAAGCGGCTTGCGGGTATCGGCTCTAGCAGCAGGAGTTGTTCGCTAGGAACGACAACCCTTGTGTCCGGAGGAAAGGAGCACACATGAAACTCCGGGGCCTTGCGGGGTGATGCACTGCTGAACCGATGGGCGTAATGTAATCTTGATTACAGGATACGTCAACACCTTTGCAATCAAAATTACATCGAAAGGCAAAAAAATTGCTGATCGTCGCGGAGCTTGTTGCTACCTAGACTTGTCCCGCCTTTCAAGCAGCCATTTCGCAGACTCCGCCAGCAGGTGTCGCTCTAACGCCTGGCGCTCGTCTGGCGTTTGAGCTTTGTCAAGATCGGACAACAGCGCATCAAAAAACGGGCTTGGTCTTGGTTCTTGAGCGGCGCCCTCCTGTCGATTTGCCCCTTGCCTGTGGCTAACCATTCGGCGCTGACGTTCAGGGCTGTCGCGATGGCAAAGACAGATGGGCATGAAAAATTCTTGTTGCTGCCATCCAATAGCTTGCCGATCGTCTGCGGCACAACGCCGGACGCGCGCGCAAGCTGAGATGCCGTCATCCCAGACTGCTCCAAAGATCGCCTAAGCCGGCCTGCCAGGTCCATGCCCAAATGATGCGCTACAGGCATGTAATTCGGGTTGCCTGCGGTCTTGACTTGCGATGTAATCATAATTACAATCCAAAATCATGAAAACCACTACAGCAATTGCCCACTTCGGAAGCCGCCAAGCGCTGGCCGATGCGCTAGGAATCAGCCGCGAGGCTACATACGTCTGGCGTGATGAGGTGCCATATCTGCGCCAGTGCCAGTTGCAAGTCATCACCGCCGGCAAGCTCGTTGCGACAGCGCCAGAACGCCGAGAGGTGGCTGCATGAGCCGCCCGCCTTCCGACTTCGAGCGCGAGATGCTGTTCTGTTTGGCGTTCGGCGCGTCCTGCGCGGCCATCGTGATGTGGCTGGTGTCGCTCGCATGATCTCCTCCCCGTCCGGCGTTCTGTCTGGTCCGTCGGGCTTTGCCGGATGCCCTCGCGGGTGTCCGGCTTTTTCTATTCCGCAGTCCGCCCATGCCTGAGATCCGATTTGAGGCGCGTGCCGAAACCGTTGCCGTGCTCGATGGCTATTGCTCGGCTACCGGGCGCTGCCGTACCGCTTTTATCAACAGCCTGCTAGACGAGTGGGCGACCAAAAAGCTCCATGAGGCAAGGATAGTGGTGCGGGTTGCGGATAGCCATCCGACCGCACCGGATACGCGTCGGAAAGACGCATAACACGCAGGAGGAAAAGCAATGAGTCTTGAAGAAGCAATCCCGCATTCGCGGCCAATCGACGCGCAGCAGTTGGGTGATTTGATGGACGGACACGGCGAATACGCCGGCGCACTGGCGGCAAGCGATCACCTTGCGCGCCGGCTGCTCGACCAGTTGCGATTCCAGCACGAAGTATTGGCCGAAATTTACGACTTGACCGATCCGGCGTCGCGCACTCCGCTTGCCGACCGCGACATCTGCCGCATCAAGGCGGCTGTTGCGCTCAAGGCGGCGCAGAAATCTGGGCTGCTTTCATGATTACGCGCAAACCGTCTGGCCCCTATTTGATCGAGTCGTCGCCGCAGTACAAGCGCTACCTTGCGGCAAAGGCGGCGCGCGAGATTGTCGAGCGTCTGCTGTCTCCGGTGGCGATTTTGTCGGCGGCTGTCGGCGGCTACCGAAGCGAACTGGACCATGTTTTGAGCGCTGATGCCGTCTATTTTGGGCCGGGGAAATGACGCAGCTACAGATCCCGACCGGCCCGGTCCACACATTCCGCGCGCTGCCGCACCCATTGCCAGACCAAGCGGCGCGCGAGCTTGTTTTTCGTGCGTCTGATATTGCGTCGGCCCGGGCGCGCATTGACGGAATCAACGCGATGCGGCGCAACGGGCAAGCGCTGTCGCGTTTCAACGAGTCGCGCCTGGCCGATGCGGTGAAGCACGAAGCGCGCGCAGTCGAGTCGCTGCACGGAACGTTGGAACTGATGCGCGAAGAGATCGGCGTCGATTTCACGCGGCGCGAGTTTTTGCCGAGGGCGTATGTCGAGGATTTTGCCTGATGGCCGGCAAGTATCGCAACGTCTCGACGATCGTCGACGGCATCAGCTTTGATTCCGCAGCAGAGGCGCTGCGGTATCGGCAACTGGCGGCGATGGAGTCGGCGGGCCTGATCAGCGACCTGAAATTACAGGTTCCTTTCCTTTTGGCTCCGGCCGTGCTGCTGCCGGGCAAGCTGCGCAAGTCACCGGCGCTGCGGTACTTCGCTGATTTTGTCTACGACAAAAACGGGGTGCGCGTGGTCGAGGACGTTAAAGGCGCGATCACGGCGGCATACAAGATCAAGCGTCACCTGCTGGCCGTGCAGGGCATAACAATTACCGAGATCCGGGCATGATTGAGTTATCCAAAATCCGCATTGATGGCGGCACGCAGCCGCGCGCAGAGCTGAACCAAGCGACGGTCGACGAGTACGCCGAGGCGATTCGGTCGGGTGCCGTTCTTCCGCCTGTAACGCTGTTTTTCGACGGGTCAGACTTCTGGTTAGCTGACGGATTCCACCGCTACTTCGGCGCCAAGGCTGCTGGCCGGACGACGATTCACGAGGACATCACGCCCGGCACGCTGCGCGACGCGATCCTGTATTCGTTGTCGGCGAACAGCAAGCACGGCCTGAGGCGCAGCAATGCCGACAAGCGGCGGGCGGTGCAGACGTTGCTCGATGATCCCGAGTGGTCGCAGTGGTCGAGCAACGAAATTGCCAAGCGGTGCGCCGTCGGAGATCACTTAGTGGCTGAACTGCGCAAATCCTCACTTCGTGAAAACGAAGTGACAACCACGCAGCAGCGCACCGTCAAGACCAAGCACGGCACGACGACGACGATGAACACGGCGAATATCGGCAAGAAATCGAAGCCTGCCGAGGCAGCAAAAGCCGAAGAAACGCCATCCGAACCGGACGAACCGGCGCCGCCAGAATACACCCCACTCGACGCAGCAAACGACCAGATTTCAGACCTGCAAGACGCGCTTGCGCTGGCTGCGGCCGGCGATCTGTCTCCTGAAGACAAGGAGCAGGCGGCTGGGCTGATAGCGCGGTTGCGCGAGGAAATCCGCGTCCTGACGGCAACCCTGAAAGCCGTTACCGCATCGCGCGACCACTACCAAGCTGAAAACGGCGAACTGAAGCACCAGATCAGATTGCAGCGCCGGGAAATCGACAAGCTAGCTGGGACTCGAACCGCCTGACTACAGGCAGCGACGCCGGCCGCTATGTCGGTAGAGGATGAGAATGGAACTGGTACTGCGGGCGCATCAAACAACGATTTTGGACAAGCTCCGGCAAGGATTCGCGGCCGGCAATCGGGCGCAAGTGCTTTATGGGCCGTGCGCTTTTGGCAAGACAGAGGTAGCCATCAGCATGATGCACGCGGCGGCGCAGAAGGGCAGGCGGTCGGCAATGATCCTTGACCGGCGAGTGCTTTGCACACAAACGAGCGCGCGGCTGTGGAAGTACGGCATCGACCATGGCGTGATGATGGCTGGTAGTGATCGGTGGCGGCCTGATCAGAAGATTCAGATTTGCACGGCGCAGACGCTTGAGAAGCGCGAGAGCTTCCCTGGTGTCGATCTGCTCATCATCGATGAAGCGCATTGCATGCGCAAGGAAACGGCCGAATTCATCGCCAACAACCCGGCCGTCAAGGTCATCGGCCTGTCTGGTTCGCCATTCACCAAAGGCATGGGCGCCGTCTATTCGAGCGTCGAATCGGCGGTGACGATTGATCAGCTTGTCGCGCAAGGCTGGCTGATTGCGCCGCGCGTTTTTATCGCTACGGAAATTGACATGACCGGCGCGAAGAAAGTCGCCGGCGAATGGTCGGCGACAGAAACCACGAAGCGCGGGATTCAGATCACCGGGGATATCGTGGCCGAGTGGGTGGCGAAGACCAATGAGATTTTTGGCGGGCCACGCAAGACGATTGTTTTCTGCTCCGGCGTGGCGCATGGCGAGGACTTGTCGCGCAAGTTCGGCGAGGCTGGCTATAACTTCGTGTCAATCAGCTACAAGGACGACGACGATTATAAGCAGCAGGTGCTTGAGGAATTCAACAAGCCGGACACCGATATCAACGGGATTATCGCCACCGACATCTTGACCAAGGGGTTCGACCAGTCTGACGTGATGATCGGCGTATCGGCGCGGCCGTTCAGCAAATCTTTTTCAAGCCATGTGCAGCAGATCGGCCGCGTCATGCGGACTTTTGAAGGAAAGACGCAGGCGATCTGGCTTGACCATTCGGGCAATTACCTCAGATTTAGGGACCAGTGGGACGACCTTTGCGCCAACGGTGTGAGCGTACTTGACGACGGCGCCGAGAAGCCAAAGCCAGAGCCGTCCAAGCTCGAAAAAGAAAAAGCGCGATGTCCACGTTGCGGATCTCTGTGGCCGTCTAAATCCGATACCTGCTCGCACTGCGGGCATGTGCGGCTGCGGCGATCTGAGGTTGTCGAGACTGCCGGGGAAATGCACGAGCTTGGCGGAAATGCTGCGAATCGCAAGCACAGCATGGCCTACAAGACGGACTTCTATGCGCAGCTTCTCGGATACGCACAGGCGCGCGGATATAAGCCGGGGTATGCGTTTTTTGCTTACAAGGAGAAGTTTGGCGTAGAGCCGAAAATGCGCCAACCAGAACCCAAGACGCCAAGCTTTGAGGCCATCGGGTGGATTCGCTCGCGCAACATCGCGCGCGCAAAAATGGCGCAGAAGGCGGCGGCATGAGCGGGGCGGTAATTTTGGACGGCTGCTCTTGGAATCATGGCCGCACCAAATCAGGAGAGGCAACGTTTATCAATGCGCCAGACGAGGATGGCGAGGAAGTGCTGGTCGCCATCGTGTCCGCCAGTCTTTGCCGAGAGCTTAGGGAAGAAATCGCGCAAAAGATTTGTTTGATGCTGTCGGCAGAGGTGGCGGCATGATGTTCCAAGATTTTGCCGCGGCGCATGGGCTTATTGTCCGTCATGTGGAATTCGGCCGATGGGTGCGCGTGCCAACTACCGATCATCCTCAACGCCGCAACGGCGCTTACAAGCATGTTGGCGACCATGCACACGTCCAGAATCACGCGACCATGACCGATGTGGCTACGTGGTTTCCTGACAGCGACAGCGACATTCGGATCGACGCTGATGCTATCCGCCGGCGCTGCGAAAAAGCCGCCAGAGAGCTACAGGAAGGCCGTCAGAGGGCCGCAAAGCGAGCGGCCGATATGCTGCATCAGGCGACGCTCGAAAAGCACGCCTACCTCGATGGCAAGGGGTTTCCTGACGAGCGCGGCAATGTTCTGGCGAGCGATTCCGGGCCATTGCTGTTAATCCCGATGCGCGTTTCCGGTCGGCTGGTTGGCGTGCAGTCGATCACGGCGGACGGCGACAAGCGATTTCTGTTTGGGCAGCAGTGCAGCGGCGCGGAATACGTGATCGATAACAAGGGCAGGGATTTTTTCTGCGAAGGGTACGCGACTGGGTTGTCAGTCCGGGCTGCACTATCGGCGCTCAAGATGCGCTATCGGGTGCATATCTGCTTTTCGGCGCACAACCTGGCGAAGCTGGCCGGCGCTTGTGATGTCGGATTGGTCATTGCGGACAACGACGAGAGCGGCGCAGGGATGCGTGCTGCGCGCCAATCCGGGCGCAGGTTTTTCATGCCGCCGTCGTTAGGTCAGGACTTCAACGACATGCACAAAGCATTAGGCGTGTTCAAATTATCCCAAATGCTTAGGCAATTTATGCAGGATACATCATAAAAATGCTCCCAATTGGGATCCCAAACCGATCCCAAACGGATCCACATACACAGTGAACTACCTAACGGTGTTCATAAGGCAAATTCAAGAGCGATTCGCCGACGAAAAATGAGAAGCAAACCACCTGTTATTGACGTTTGGATGCCCCTGATGATCGGGGATTTTAGGCGTGACACGTACGACATGAGCCTTGAGTGTGTGGGGATGTACGTGCAACTTTTGATGGCTCTGTGGCAAAACG